TACACATATTCAGTAATTGCTAATGGTGTAGAAATAACCTTTCCCTCTATAACATTAAATATCTAGAGGAATAATAAAATGAGTGGTGTAACATCACAAGGTTTTGAAAATAAACAATACACTGATATAGTAGAAGAATTAGCAACTGGAGCTAAAACCCCAGAATATTTTGGAGAACAATTTCCAACAACACCAGATTCTAGGTTTGGTGTATTAGCGGGATTATTCGGTGCAGCATTAAAAGACCAGTGGGATTTATCTGCTTCTGTTGCTGACCAAGGAAACCGAGATAAAGCTGAAGGTAAATACTTATCAGATCTTGCAGCATTAATTGGATTAACTCGATTACTAGCAAGCGGTAGCACTGGTGTTCTATTATTTACAGGAAGTAATAACACTGTAGTTCCAATATATTCCCCTGTAAAATCAACAGTAAATAATGAAGTTGTATTGACACAAACTTCACTTACGTTGAATAGAACATCTTGTTACCAGACTAGGTTTAATATACCAATTGTGGTATCAGGACAGACTTACTCTATCAATGTAAACGGAGATTCTTATAGCATTGTAGCTACAGTAGGGCAAACTATAACAGTAGTATCTAACCTTCTTATTGATCTTATTGTAGCAGGGGGTAATGGCATATACTCCGCCGTATTTAATTCAACTAATAATAACATTATTGTATTCTCTGGTACAGTTAATAATAATATTATAACTACTAACAGTGCAAATATAAACTTAGTATCAGTATCCTCTCTAGTAGAAGCTAAGGCTGGTACTTCTGGAGCAACAGATTTCTATGCTGGCACATTAACCACTTTAGTCTCCCCTATTATAGGTATCACCTCAGTGACTAACCTATCAGATTTTAGTGTAGGCAGGGATGAAGAAACTGACGCCGAACTTCGTATTAGGATGGAAGAAAGAGAGCAGTCCACAGGTACAGCCACTAAACCTTCAATAGAAGCATCTATAAGTGATGTAGAAGGGGTTTCTTTTGCTTATGTAGTAGAGAATACCTCTTGGGTTGTAGATGCAGATGGTAGACCACCTAAGAGCTATGAAGTATATGTTGCAGGAGGCTTAGACTCTGCTATTGGAAATATAGTGTGGGAAACTAAACCAGCAGGAATAGAGACTTGGGGAGATACTTCTATTATTGTTACTGATAATAATGGTGACTCTCAATTAGTTAAATTCTCTAGGTTTGATAATAAGTATGCATGGGTTAGGGTTACATATGTAATTAACTCTGAGGAAGAATTCCTACCTGACGGTGAAGCTAAAATAAAAGATGCTGTAGTAGAGACTGGTAGTACTTTTTATCGTGGTGAAGATTTAGAACCAACTAAATTTTACGGAAATATATACTCAAAAGTATCTGGAGTTTACATTTCAAACATTGAAGTTGCTGTGACTGATAACCCACTAGACACACCAGCCTATACAACTACCAGAGTGCCAGTTAATAACGTAACTAATCTAATGTTCTCTGTAGATAGAGTAGCGCTACTTACATAAGGACATTATATGTTACCACAATTAATAGACCAAGTAGGGCAAGGTTTATCTAGAAATATAGACTTCTTAGATAAAGATAACTTTAATAAACTAATACAATTATTCTTAGAACAAGTACAAGAGATTGAAGTAGCTACATTATCAATAGCAGACCAAAAGAATATCAACACGGCAATAGGTGTGTGGTTAGATTATATAGGAAGGATAGTAGGTGAAGACAGAAAATCTAGGAATGATACTGAGTATAGATCTGCACTATTATTAAAGATTGCAGCTAATAGTAGTGATGGAACACCAAATGTAATAATAGATATAACTAAACAATATACCAATGTTACCGATTCTAAGGTTATAGAATACTTCCCAGCGTATTTTTTTAATGTGTTACAAATACCAGACTTAGCAAGTACAGATGGATTATATAAACTAGTAGATTCCATAAAACCAGCAGGTGTTGGAGTAACAGTAGTTAATAATATAGATGGTAATAGGTTCGTACCAGCTTGGATAACAAGTGGTTATTACCCACTAGAACAAACACTGTTACTAACAAGTGGTGGTATAACAGACTCTATGGAGATCAATAATACTGATAATCTACTAGTTTCCACTTATGTATACGACCAAGTTGGTACTGGCTTTGCTTACTTGGACTGGATTGGAGTATCAGAGTTTGGTATATATTCTGGCGGTGAAGTAACTCCACTAGGGTTATCAGATGGTTCTGACTTGGTTGTTGCCACCTCACTGGAAACCTCAATAGTAACAAGTGAAGGTCTGCTGGCTCAAGTAGTAATTAATTAAGGAGAGTAAAATTGACAACTAGATCAGATTTAAAAGTCTGGGCAAGTAATGTAGTAATAGATAGTCTGTATGGGACCCCCAATACATTACCAGTACCAGATGATTTATGGTTTAATGGGTACCTTCGTGAAAATCCAGTAGCAGCACAACATCTTAATAAAGTCCTTCAGATTATAACAGAAGTCCTCAAGAATGATACATTAATTCCAAGTAATAATTTATCAGATTTAACAAATCTTGAAACGGCGAGGACTAATTTAAATGTATTCAATAAGAGTAATAACCTATCTGACTTACTAGATGCAGGTGTGGCTAGGAATAATTTAAACACCCTTACTAGATCAGATAATCTAAATGATGTCCCTAATAAATCTACAGTAAGAACAAATTTAGATTTATACCAGAAAAGTGCCAATCTAGCAGATATCCCAAATGCTGCAACAGCAAGAGATAATTTAGGCCTTAACACAGAAAACTTGTTCAATACCTTTTTTGATAAAGTGTATCCAATAGGTACTGTGTATGAGAATAAAACCAATACAGCAAACCCAAATTCCTATTTAGGTAGGGGTACTTGGGTAGCAGAAGGGCAAGGTAGGGTATCTATTGGTGCAGGTAGTGGTACTGATAGTAGGGGTGAAACTATAAACTTCCCATCTGGAAGCTCTGGTGGGGAGTATAAGCATGTTATGCTTGAATCTGAACTAGTACCTCACGCTCACCCAACAAACTGGGATATGTATGGAGAAGGCGGTTCAGAGAGTAATAAGATGGCTAGTGGTACTGGTACACCAGAAATCGCCCAGTTCACTCTTGCTACAGAATCTACAGGAAATGCGTCACCATTCAATATAACACAACCGTACTCCGTATATTTTCGTTGGGTTAGGGTCTCTTGAGATAATTTATGAATACATGTGATAAGCTTACAGATGAAGAAGTATATGCAGGGGATTTTGGAAGATTAAAAGTTCTTAATATTTACAGTACCCGAAATATAAACACTGGAAGATCGGAAAGAAGGTGTTTTTGTGTATGCGAGTGTGGAGAGTTCTTCAATGGTACTAAAGGTAAAATAGTTGGAGGAATTACAAGCTCCTGTGGGTGTTTTCAGAAAGAGCATAGAAAATCATTTGCAGACAAAATACACAAAAACAAAGACAGTACTGATGAGACTAGTTTTAACGATAAGTATACAACATACAAACGGAGATCTAAAAGGTCTGGTGTTTCCTTTGAATTAACTAAAACAGAATTCAGGGAATTAACTTCTAGTGATTGTTATTATTGTGGTGTAGATGCTATCACAAATAAAAACGATACCAGACGTTATGAGGGAAGAACTTATCTATGTAACGGAATAGATAGAATAGGTTCTAGTCTAGGTTACGAGGAGGGGAATTGCCTACCTTGCTGTGATATATGCAATAGGATGAAAATGGCACACTCTTTTGATTTTTTCAAAAATCACATATTGAAATTATCAGTTAGAGTAAGTAACTGGGATAATTTGTAAATACTGATACAAACAACTTACAACTCAAAAAGGTAAATAAAATGGAACTATATATTCAATATTTTCAAGATGGTTTAATGTACTTCGGTGCACTAGTAGTGTTTGCAACAGCAGTAGTTGGTGCATTGGATAAGTTTGCTAAGGTTACCCCTACAACTAAAGATGATGAGTTTGTTGCTAAAGCTAAACAATACCTTGGGGTAATTTCATCTATCTTAGATAAAGCTTCTGTATGGAATACCAAGAAATAATGGAATATTTAATAGCTATGGGACTTGGTATCGTAGCTATTATTTATGCCTTCTTCAAAGGTAATACTAGCGGAAAGGATTCTGCTAATAGTGAAGTACAACAGAAGGTACTAGATAATGTCCAAGTTGCTAAAGAAATATCAGATGACATCAATTCTCTTAGTGATAATGATGTTAGGGACAGGCTGCTCAAGCGTGGTAAGTGATTACTGTTTAATTGCTATTCCTATGGAACCAACAGATAATGATAAAATTATCATTAGTAATAAGTTGGCTAGGAATATACTAACCAATGATGAAACTTATGAAAAATTATGTAAAACAAAATAATAATAGGGACTACCTTAATATGGGCAACATAGATGTATTAGCCTTAATCAAATACCTATGGGCAGCATTCATACCAATTATACTTAAGGGGTGGTCTATGGTAGATAAACGTTTCGAACAAACAGAACAACGTGTAGAAGAATTACATAAGAATGATTCTAAAACTAATGCAAAGATTGACGTACTAGTCGAAAGGTCTGAGAATCAAGAGATTTCACTTAAACGTGTTGATGATTCTATTAAACGACTAGAAGACTTGCTGCACAAATATATACTAGATAGTAAAAAATAACTGGAGTTGCGAGTAATGAATCCACTACTATTTCCTCTGGCGTTAATATTATATGCAGAGGGTAGTTATTGTGTTGTTACTCGTAAAGTTGCTAGATTGGTGTTATACTCCTACTTAATAACCATATTAACTACTATGTATATAGATAACATAGAGTTTGCAAAAGTATCCCTTATACTAGTACACACTCTATGTTATCTAATCTGTATTAACTTATGCCAAAAATGGTTAGGTAAAGTAATTTTCTTCTTATTATTACTTGGAATGTGGTGGGTAGATTTAAGTATAATACTTAACACCCTTGAATATGATGTAAATTTACTTGGTTATTCTTTATTGAAATATAGCCATTATTTTTATAGGGAATTTACAATACTTGCCATAAGTTTATGTTCATACATATCAACATTAGATTATAGACACAATACTAGAGAAAATCTACTAGGTTTATCCACTTTATTATTTTTTATAATAGAAAAACAATTTTAGAAGAAGGAATGGAATTAGATGGCAGTAAAACAACTAAGTGATTTATTACCTGCTGGCTCAGTTGGTGATACGGATTTATTACTACTTAGGCAGGGAGGGGAAGATAAGAAGTATGAAGCTGGGGGTATATTCGGTGGAAAGTATGGTCTGAATAGTGTTGGTGGTGCTTCGCAAGCATTGTATCAGGATGCAGGTATTGTACCAAACACAGTAGCTGATACTATTTCAAGCTCTCAGTACCTGGACGCACTTAAAACTTATGTTAAACCAGCATCAAGTATTAGTGTACAAGGACCATCAGGATCAGAAAGAGATGGTCAAAGTAAGTTTGATGATTATACCAGTATCCTAGATTTTTTAGGAATTGATGACGATGATGGGTCTCTTACTACAACTAACAACCTAATACCTTTTTCACAATACTTCCAATATCTTAATAGTATAGGTGGTGGTAGGATGTATCTACCTAAGACTAATACTGGAGGATACTTAATTAATGGTGATGACACTACACTAGTTACCTCTCCTATTGAGATTGTTGCAGATGAGGGTGTTTACCTAAGAATTATATACAGTGGTGGTATTGGTAATAGTCCCTTTGCCAATAATAATGTAAAGTGTAACAGACAAATACTTAAGATACAACAAAACTTTGGTTTTAACAATTACACACAACCAAACACAGGTATATTACCAGCAGAAACATTACCAAGTATAACACAAGGGCAGGGTGTTTATTCTGAACCTAAAGTCTTAGTTGGTAATAACTTTTCTATAGTAGACTTAGCAGATCCAAGTAACAATATTGCACCTCTAACCTCAGTACCAGACGCTATTACTTTTAGTGGTACAGGTAAAGAAGTAGCGGCAGTAAAAGCCGCCCGTATTGGCGATGAAACATTTGCACTGATGTCTAATCCAACTGCAGGTATCTTCTTTGCTGGGGTGTTAACAGCTAATGGTCACTCATACTACTCTCAAGATAGTGGTACCCAAGAAGTCATGTTTGTTGACTCTACAGCAGGGGTGACCTCACCTATTGTAACTGGTGTACCATACACATTAATGATACAACAAAGAGATTTATTTAACAACTCCTTGATGAGTGTACGTGTAATATCTGCAAGAAAGTATAGTGTATTATGTAATGGTTTGGTTATAGGTACATACAACACCAGATCTAATATAACTGGTGTAATGTTTGGTACTAGTCAAATAGATGGTGTTACCTCAGTAAGTCAATTTAGTTCTATAACTACTAACTCTAAAGGTGGTAGCAAACCTCTTAGAATTGTAGCGCTAGGGGACTCAATTAGTGACAACGATGTACAGTACTCACCATACAGAGTAATGAGCAGTATATTACAATCTCAAGGAATACAACTTGCAGAACTCAATAATCTATCTGTTGCAGGTGAAACAGCAGCACAACAATACGCTAGATTAGAAAGTGTAGGTGTAGGTTATGACTATTGTTTTGCTCAAGTAGGCGTCAATGATATCCAAGGTGCTACAAGTTTTTCCAGCTTCTCTCAGATAATTGTAGATATTTGTACTAAAGCTAAAGAGTATGGGATGATCCCGATCATTGGTATTCCAACTCAGTTTTATTCTCTAGCGGAAGCTAATGCAAATGGGCAAACTGGAGGACAAGATACCCTAAACAACCAAGGTGGGTATACGTACAGGGCATTACTAATAAGAGCCGTTGCCAGTGCTGGAGGTTTAGTCAACTTACAGTCACTAAAGAACCAAGGAGCAATGACAGGTAAGTGGTTGAGCGCTGATATTACTGGGGTACAGACTGATACTTTAGTGGTGGATAATATACACCCAACTCCATATGGTGCAATGATGTTAGGTTTAGGTTGGGCAGAGTCTTTAGTGGGGGCATTACATCGTCTAGATGATAGTGATTCACAACTATTTGAAAGTGTACCAACTAACTGGATGAGGAATGGTTTTGGTGCGACAACTAGACCTACTATAAAAGGATTTAAGCTGGCTGGTAAGGTTCACTTTGATGGGTTAACCAATCCAGAAGGGACACCATTTATGCAGCTACCTAAACATCTCAGACCTATTGAAGTTAAGATAAAAGCAGTAACTTGCCTAGCAGATACTGGACTGCCATCTGGAGTAGCTAACCTATATATTGGTGTAGATGGTAATTGTTATGGATTTAATATACCAGCAACTACTGTATCTATGTCATTAGATACAATGGATTTAACTGATGTAGCTTTTGTATAGGTAATTTATTTAAAGTTAAATATGAAAAACCCCACAACATTTCTGTTGTGGGGTTTTTGTTTATATATTTATATCGACACTAGAATGGGATAGAATCGTCATCCCAGCCTTCATCCAAAATAGGCTCTGTAACCGTATTAGTGGGAGTAACTTTAGTTGGGGTTACATTGGTACTAGCTGGGGCTGAACTCTTGTCTGAGGTTGATACAGGAGTTTTGGTAGTTAAATATAAGACCTAATAATGGTTCATATAAAATATCAGCAGTATAAGACTCTTTACTAACACAACCCCTACTAAGGTTTATATTGGGGATATACTTGAAGTATTTTTGCATATGTTTATGTATAAACTTCTCTGTACTAAGGACTTGTTCATGGGTCATGGTAATTTGGTAAAGAATCTCTGTGTTGTATAGATAGTTGAAGGTTTTATACCTACTATCTATATCGAAGGTTCTACCTATCTTTATGAAATCTTCATCGTCATTTGACATCCTAAATAGGTATAAATTATCGTCATCAAGCTCTCTACCTTTTACTACACCCCAGCTGCTGTTAGCCCTTCCACAATCTATACAACCATTACCTTCTAATACCCTACTCCAAGTTTTACTTTGAGTTCCGTGATATTTACAGGTATAGTTTATTAAAGTGTCTTTACCTTTAAATGGTCTGGTGTAGTTTAAATACTCTATGTGATCCCCAAGTGACTCAGTATCTATCTTTGCAAGGATATCAACATAACTCTCTTTGACAGTCATACTAATACCGCACCTACAAGATTTACATCCACTTCTTACACTACTTCTCCCAAAATAAAAGTAACCATCTATATAATTCTCCAGAGATATAGGGTCTTTATCACACTTATAACACCTAGCCCTATAAAGATTACCATCTTCTGAGTTACCATAAATAGATATACTGTGATAGTTTGGGTTTATTTTTAAAAGGTCTTTAATAACCTCAGAGATAGGAACCCTTTTCTTATCTAATCCACATTCAGTACAACCAGACAATGTGCCATTTATTAACGTCTGATTACAAACTTTACTGGTAATCTTGTGCTTATTACAGAATATAATGCTATGGGC